GCGCATTCTTCTCGTGTAGCCCTCGGGGTCCGTCGCCGGGTCGATTGGCGGTAGCGGCTGCGGCGGCGGCGGTGGCGGGCCTTTCTTCGCGTCCTCAAGCTGCTTCGCCAGCGCGTCCCGCTCGGCCTCGGCGCGGCTGGCGCGCTCGACCCAGTTCTGCCGCCTGGCGCGCTCCTTTTCGTAAGCCGTGCGCGGGACGATCGGCTGGCCCGGCTCCGGATCGCCCGGCTCCGCGTCATCGTCCGGCTCCGGTGTGGCCTTTGGCGATGGCTCTGGAACGGTCACCCTGGCAGTCGGTGGCTTATCCTTGCCGCCACTACCGCCGCCGTCTGGCGCGGCCTCCGGCGGCCTTTCGGCGGGCGGCGCGGGGCCACCACCATCCTCCGGATTGCCGCCCTTCAGGAATGCGTCGAGGTCGCCGCTCATGGCCCGCCTCCCGGCTGCTCCGGCGGCGCGAGCGCGTTCTGTCTCGCCACCATGACATCGTTGATCCGCTGCACCGCGCTGTGCCGCAGATCGTTGGCCCTGGCTTCATCCACCGCCGCTTTGGCGTGCATCCCCCGCAGGTTCGCCCCGTCCAGCATCGCCTGCACCTCCGGCGGCACCACGGTGCCCGGATCGGACGGCGGGTCCGGTGGCGCGTTCATGTCGTTCCATCCCGTGTGAACGTCTGCGATGTGGTGAACCACCGCGTGCTGGCGTTCCTTGGCCAAAGCGAAGTCGGCCGCCGCCTTGGCCTGGGTCGCCGTCGTGTCGGCCTGCGCTTTGTCCTGGGCCATCTTCTGCACCGTCTGCTGCTGCTGCGCCCGCGCCTGCTGGCTCTCCTTCAGTTGTTGCAATATCTGATCCTTGTTCCGCAGATTGCTCGCCGCGATCAGGATCTCCGGCGGGATCAAACCCGGCTGCGTGCCGGCCAACTGAATCAGAACCTGGAATTGTTCCGCCTGAATGCTCGGGACATCGATCCCTTCCTCTATCGTGATGTCCACATCCATGTCCGTTATGTCGTTCTCGATCCGGATCACCTGCTGCAACCTTGGATCACCCGGCACGATCTGCATTGCCTGCATCGCCTGTGCCCGCTGCTGCTCCGGCATCTCGGCGAGTTCGTCCATCACGCGCACCGGCTGATTGATGCCCACGTATTTGGTGTTGCCCAGGTCATCGGTGACGTGCACCCAGCGCCCGGCCGTCCAGTATTGCCGCGCCGCCATCCATGCCACCTGATAGAGCGTCCGCGACCACATCCGCAGCGTATCCGCGATCGGCTCGTGCGCCGCCGCCCCGCCGGCCTGTTGCGCGAGGATGGCGCGCCCGGACAACTCGCGCGGATCGGTGCCGGACATCGAGGCGTTCGGCCCGGAGGCCTGCATCTCCGCCGTCGCGTGCTGCAACAACTTGAACTGCCCCTCGGCCAGGTCCGCCGTGTCGTGGATCTCGAACTTCATTCCGGGGTTGACGACGACCAACCCATCCGGGCGCGCGACCTCGCGCCGCGCCTTGTCGATATCAGCGACCGCGCCGTCTTCCATGATCACCTGCTTGACGCTCAACAGGTGCAGCGCCTTGCTGCGCCGCTTGTTGATCTCGTCCTGCTCGCTGATCAGGTCGCGGACCATGCCGTAACGATTGTTCTCGCGGTCAACGTGCGCGCTGGCCATGATCAGACCACATGCGGAGCGGGCCTTGTGATCCCGGTATGGCGATTTCGTCGGCTCGGCCAGGAAGCCGGCGCGGGTCAATGTCGCCGCCCACCACTCGTCACGCTCGCGCCAGTGGCACTGCACGACGCGGATGCGTTCGCGCGTGCTGTCGCACCAGACCACCTCGTTCGGCCGGTCGGTGTAGCTGCCGTCCCGCGTCTGGAACGTATCGCTGATCAGATCCTCCGCGTCGGGCCACATCTCGGAGGCCTCATCCCGATCCATCCAGATCACGATGCCCTTGTAGCGCGCGTCACTGAAGTCCAGGCGGCGCGAATGCGGGTCCCAGAACAAACGATCAAACGGCACTTGCGTAATCGTGATGTCCGCACCGCCCTTGCCATCATCCTCCAGGCCAAGCTCTGCCCCACCGACGCCCTCGACCATGAGGTTCTCGTAAACGTCAGACCGGATCAGCGGAAAGTTGTTGTCGTCGGAGATGTAACGCAACGCCTGGGTAGCCGCGTCGGCCTTATCCTCATCGGCCGGGTTGCGCGCGAACGCCTTCGGGTCGGTGCGCGATTTACGCTCCAGGCCGCACATGAGTTCGATCTTGCGCGAGCAGTAGTTGATCGTAACGTCCGGCTGGCCGCGTGCCTTCAGCACGTCCAGCTCGGCCCGTGTCCATTGGTTTCCACAAACATAGTCCCGGTCCCGTTGCGACAGGCGGCGGCCATCAGAGGTCGCCGTCTCGCCGTCCTCGAACCACCGCACGAGCCGCGCGTGCAGATCGTCCAAATTGCGCGGGTAGCGGTCGGACGCGATGCCGGGACCACCCTTCGGCCGGGATGCCTCGGCGGCCGCCGGGTCTGTCGGCGGGTCGGGGTAGAGGGCCTGGGACATCAGGTGGACACGACCGGCCGGATCACTTCGCGGATCGACCCCTCGCGGGCGGCCGCCATGGCGTCGGCCAACAACGAGCGCAGCCACTCACGCTCGATCTTGAAGCCGAGATCCTCGGCCGCCACCATCGCCGCGTCGGCCCACTTGTCCACGTCGGTGCCGACCTCGCGCTGGAACTGGGCGCCGGACAATGTGCGAATGTCAGTCATTAATCCCCTCCGGCGGATGATACATCCGCCCAATTTGACGCTTTTCCGCCAGTTATCAAGCGATCGTCAGTCAGTCCCCTGATCTGTCCCCGTTTCATGCGGCTGGTCATCACGCCACCCTCCGGCGCGTGCGCTCGATTTCCCGCCGATCCCATCTTTCGAACCCTTCGCGTGACGCCTTCTCGTAAGCTGTCTCAACCCACGGGTGTCGGCGGGCGTGGTGAAGGCAGTGATTATTGCAGCCGTCCAACCACATCGGACTATAATGAATATCGAACCCATCGGGCGGCGACTGGCCGTGCATTTGCTCACAACGCCTGGCGATTTCGGCATTCAGTTCCGTGAACCGCTGCCTGGCCCAGTACGTGTCCTGGGCCATGTCCTCTTCGGCCATATCGCGCCACACTTTTAACGTCCAATATCCGACATCGGACAGGTCGCTGCAGGTCATCACGCCACCCGCCAGTCGCGCACTTCGTTGTCGTCACGATTGAACGCCGCATCCCAACTGTCGCGCGGCTTTGGTCTTTCCATATCGCGAACGTAAGGACGTGACATCATGGCGTATCTGCAATTATGCACGAGAACGCTGTTGGCGAAGTATTCCTCAGCCTGGGCCACTGAGAGGTTGTAGACCCTTTGCCTTCCGGCGGTCGTTGGCTCGCTTACAACGGTTACTGCACCAGATGGAGCGTCGATCCTTGGCCTCGAACGCAGTGCCGCAATGGTGGCACCGATACGTCGCCATAGTCCGTTCGTATTTGCCGGCGACAAATCTGTCTGAACATTCGCGGGAACAGTAAAGCCCAGCTTTGAAACGGTTGGCGAGAAACGTGTTTCTGCATCCTTCGCATTGGCGCTCGACGTTATCGCGACCATCGTCGCGTCGCCATTTCGACTTACACGCGTTCGTACAGAACCGCTCAACACTCCGTTTGAGCGCGGCATAGGGGGTTCCGCACTGGTCACAGCGACGGTCTTCCCGAGCATACATTGTCGCCGCGCAGTCCTGCTCCCAGTGCTTCTTGTGCCAAGCCAATCCTTCAGTGGATCCGTGCCATGCGGATGCCGCCGGCCGGGCGTGTTCCGCGAGACGCGCGGCACTCTCGCCGCCGCGTAGCTTGCCGTGGAAAGACAAGTGCTCGTCAGCGGTGACGCAGGAGAGGTTGTCAGGCTGATTATTGCTGGTATCCAGGTCTCGATGATGGATGTGCGCGCGCCTCGGAATGCTGCCGTTGTAGTGCTTCCACACAACCCGATGCAGGCGTTGACCGTGGCGCTGATAGTAGATGCCGCACTTGTAATACGAAACGCCAAGGAACTCTTGGACGGTTTCACTAATGACGATGACTGACATGGACGCATCATATCACCGTATCGCAGCGAACGAAACGGAATAAACCCATGTCCTACGACAAAAACCGGATGATCCTCGGTGCCGGTCAACGTTGCGCCGCTCGATAACCGCACGGTCATCACCGGTCTCTCGCCAACACTGAACGCCGCGATCACCGGGTAATAACCGCTCCGCGTCATCACCCGATCCGCCAACGTCACGCACTCAATCGGCATCGCACCGCGCGCCGTCTCGATGATCGTGCCGGCCACGAAGCAAGAGTCAGCCGCGTGATCCTCGCCATCGGTCGCCAGGTCTTCTGGCCTCGCGTCGTCATGCTGCATCGCCGGCAGCGTCCTGATCAGATCCCGGCACGTCGAGAACAGCACCACCATCGGGTTGCCGTCCGCATCGCCCACCAGCCGCGCGCGGACCTGATCCCAACCGCCCATCGCGCCACGCTGCGGCACCCGCTTGTTGTCCGCCGGCCGGAACACGATGCGCGCCGCCTGGGTCATGCGCATGGCGATAGAGGGGCCGCCGTCCTCGGCGAAGATCGACGGATCGGCAACGCCCACCATCATGCCGCTGGCGGGCTTCGGGTCATCACGCTCACGCGCGCGTATGCCCTCGGCTACCTGCTCCGCCGTCATACGCAGCCCGACGTTCGGCTCGTTCGGCTTCATGCCGTACCACTCGCGGTAACAGACAAGGCAGCCGCGCGCGATATCGGGAACCGATCCATCGCTGACCGCCCACCAATGCACCGCGAACGGCCGGGCCGATCCCCAGTCGAACGAGCGGAACCGCGCCCAGTGATCGGGAAGGGATCGAGGCATGATGATGTGCCGGTCGGCGCTGAACTCGGGGAAGAACGCTCCCGAAACGACTGACCAGTCACCGAACAACCACGCGCGAACCAACTCCGGCGACCCCGACGCCTGAAGCCGCTGCACATAGTCAGCGCCGAGATACGCGTTATCAGCCACGCGCGACGGAATATAAATTCGCTCCAACCCCGTTTCATCACGCAACACGCGCCAACCCAGCGGCGCCGGATCGATGTAACGAGACCGCAACCACTGGTGCCCGCTGCCGCCGGGATTGCCGGTGAGGCGCATGCCGACCGGCACGCCGGCACCACTACGCAACGTGGCCATCAACTTCAGGATCGGAGCCGGCGAGGGAAAGTTGCCCGCTTCCTCGATGTAGACGCGCGTCGTCGACCAGCCTTGATACGACTCAGCATCGGTGTCGCGTTCGAGGTAAGCATAAGT